TGCCGCCCAACTCTTCTGGGTGGTGAACGATGGTGTCGCAGTAGGTCAACGGCGACAGTAACACAAGCTCATGATGGATGGCCATCCCTTTTCGATCGACGAGATATGTTCCCTCGGCGTACGAATCGGAGCTCAGAGCGGTCATGTGGTCTTGTTGATAATTCCACACGGCATGCGTGTAATGCCCTCCCCCAGTCACACGGTACTCCACCTCATTGCGAGCATTGAAAGTGAAGGACACTTCAGTGCTTACGTGGGCGACAGTATGTGGCTGAAAGGTATAGAGGAGGACAGGATGTTTGCAACTCGCGAGGACACTTGGCATGTCCACATACTGGTCAACATCTATCATGACCAGCAGTGAATTCTCCGGGGGGTCGTAAATGATCTCAGGACAGCTGAGATCCTTCACCCAGTAGTGCTCACGGGACCCAAGGCGATGGTGCCTGAGATCGGAGCTGGAACACTGGTAGAAGTACGGGATCAAGCCGCAGCCAGCTGCAAACCTGCTCGCAAACTCGGATGCCTCAGACCTATTTGCTGCGGAGTCACCATGGGTATGAGAGGTAACTTCACGCAACTTAGGCATGGGGGTAGAGTTAAATGTTGAGCGTAAGCAGTTGGAATCGCGCCGAAATCCAACCCGGACACCAAATCCAAAGAGTTTGTGGCCCACTTCCGCGGCCAAGAAATGCGCCGGGCGGTGCATTAGATGGATGCTATGGAGCAACTCGAGGGCAAAGAGGACCCAGGAGCCGTATGGCGGAAGCGGATCGTGGCACAAGTCCACGAGCGGCTGAACCCAGCTGACGAGATAGCACCACATACGCTCCAGCACCATTACAACAGGCACCTCGAGCACGCAGCACAAACACGTCAAGACAAGCAGCAGGGGGAAGTACAGCACGCAGTAGTATTGGAACCACTGGCGCATGCACGCGGACAACCGCTTGATGCGGTAGTCGATCTCGGCCTCGGACAAGTCGTGTCCGTAGTACGAGCGGAGGAAAGATGATACAAACGGGGTGAAAACATGAGTTGTTTGCAACATCGCGGCTTCAAGCTAACACTTTTC